AAGGCAGCAAATCTTGAACCAAAAAAGAAAGAAGTTACATTATCTGATGGTTCTATTTTTGAAATGTATGTAAGTCCTTTAACAATGGCAGAACGTGATAGAGCACAAAGACAATCAAGAGATGATACAAATGGTTTTGCTTTACAACTTCTTATAAATAAAGCTTTAGATGAAAATGGTCAAAGATTATTTAAAGCTGGAGAAATAGATATTCTCAAAAATGAAGTAAAAGATAGTGACTTACAATCTTTAATGTTAGCTGTAATTAATAGTGAGGAAGATACAATCGACCCAAAAGACTAACGGCTGAACTGAGAAAGGATAATTTAATGATGTTGCAGTTTGGTGTTGCAAAAGAATTAGGTAAAAGTTTAGGTGAGATAAGAGATATGACGATAGATGAAATAATTGGTTGGAGTTGTTATTTTCAAATAATTAACGAAGAACAAGAAAAAGAATTTGAAAAAGCAAAACGTAGGAGATAAGCTAAAATAAAGTAACCTTTTGTTTTATAAGTCGTGGCAACAAGAGCAGATATAGAAGTAAATGTAAAAGGCTTAAAAAAAGTACAGGAATTATCAAAACTTTTAGATAAAGTTAGTGGAAAAGTAAATCAATTAAATCAAGGTGCAGGATCAGGAGCTAAAAACAATAAATTAGAAAAAGAATCTTTAAAATTACAAGAAGATAAACGAGCTTCAATGGTTCGAGTTCGTAATGTCGGAGATAAAATTGCTGTCGCAAAAGAACGTGGTTTTAAAGTAGATAAAGCTAGTAGAGCATTAAATCGTGCAGCATTATCAAATTCTCAAGGAAAATTTAAATTAGCTAGAGAACAAGCAAATGCAGCTAATAATTTATTAAAGACAGAGATAGCTATAACAAAAGAAGATGCTAAACAGTTACGTTTTGAAAAACTTTTAGCTTCTATAAGAGGCTCAGGAGCAAGAGGGGGAGCAAGACCTCCAGGAAGAGGCGGTGGAGGTTTTGGTGGAGCGTTATCTAGTGCAGCAGTTAGTGGTGCTTTTCCTTTGTTGTTTGGACAAGGACCAGCAGCAGCAGCAGGAGGTTTTAGTGGAGGATTGATTGGAACTGCTTTAGGTGGTCAAATGGGAGGATTTGCTGGAGGTTTAATTGGAACGACTGTTGTATCAACTTTTCAAGAACAAGTTTTAGGATTAGCTAATGCTTTAGATCCTTTAAATGCAGATATTGATGCTGCTATTGAAAAAGTAGGAGGTCTAAGTTCAGCTAGAAAACAAGAAATTAAAATAATTGAACAATTTAGAGGCAAACAAGCTGCTTTAAAAGAAATAACAAAAGACCTTACAAAGGTCGTTGGAGAAGATGGTGTTAAAGCATTTAGAGAACTTAGAGAAGCAGCAAAATTATTTACTGATAAATTTGGTAATTTTGCTTTAAAAACTAAAGCTTCTGCTGCTGAAATTGTAAATAACCTTAGAGAATTTCTTGATCCTGGTGGACTAGATTTAGGTACAGCCCAAAAAGGTTTAGCCTCTATTGATGATCCAGAAATTAAGGAGTTAAATCTTAGATTAGAAAATTTAGAAAAAGCATCAAAAGGCTCTAATTTAAATCTTCTTGATGATTTATTTGGAGGTGTGTTTTCTGATACGCAAGGAAAATTAGATGCACAAGCAACAGCAAAGCAAGGTATTAGTGAAACAGAAAGTGAAATAAAATCTCTTGCAGCAAAAAAAGCTGGTTTAATAATTGATAAAAAAGCTAGTGCTGCTTTAGAAAATCAAGTAAAAGCTACAGAGCTTGAGCTTGAAAATCAACGGAAATTAAATGCTGTAAGAACAGAAGGTAGATTTGTCATATCAAAAGGATTAGCTGAAGAATTATTAGCATTAAATAAATTAAACGATGAAAGAAAACAAATTTTTCAAACAAAAAAAGAGAGTGCTCAAAAAATTATTGATGAATTAAAGGGAAATGAAGAATTATCTGAACAAGACAAAGAAAGGCTTGCCAATGCAAGATTAACGGTGGAAAGTATTGATGCACAAGTAGCAGCAAATGATAAAAATTTTGAAAGTTTAAAGAAAAATACTTTAGAAGCTAGAAAATTACAAAATGCTGCCAATGAAACTGTCGATGCTTTTGAAAATCTGAATATAACAATTCAAAATGATATAAAACAAGGAATAAAAGGTCTTATAAAAGGAACTTCTACTCTTAGTGATTTACTTAATAATGTTGCAGATAGATTTTTAGATATAGCATTAAATCAAGGTTTATTTGGTAATGCTGGAGGCAAAACTATAACTGGTGGTTTATTTAAAATGCTTGGCTTTGCAGATGGTGGCAGACCTCCTGTTGGTAGACCCTCAATAGTAGGAGAGAAAGGCCCAGAATTATTCGTTCCAAGATCATCAGGTAACATAATTCCAAATAATAAACTTGGAGGTGGCAGTACCAACAATGTTGTTGTTAATGTGGACGCATCAGCTTCAGATGTTCAAGGTGATGAAGCTACAGCAAAAGAGCTTGGAACTCTTATATCTGTTGCTGTTCAAGGAGAACTGTTAAAACAACAAAGACCTGGAGGCTTACTTTCAAGATAATGGCTACTTTTCCTGATTACAATCCACAATATTCTGCTACAAAACGTAGTGCTCCGATACAACGTATTACACAGTTTGGAGATGGTTACCAGCAAAGAACAAGTTTTGGGTTAAATCAAGATCCAAAAGTTTGGAATCTTACATTTAATGTTGATGATGAAGATGCAACAGAAATAGAAACATTTTTAGAAAATGAAGCTAAGAATGGCACTTCATTTAGTTGGTCACCACCAGATACAACTACAACCTTTAAATGGATATGTAAAAGTTTTAGTAAAGAAATATTTGAAATCAATAGAAATAGAATTACCGCAAGTTTTGAACAAGTATTTGAACCATAATGGGAATACCAACTTCTGAATTACAGGCTATAGCTCCTGGAGCAATAATTGAATTATTTGTTATTGAATTAAATACAACATTACATGGTGCTAATACCATATATCGTTTTCATAATGGTGCAAACTTAAATGCGAATGGAGAAGTCGTTTGGGCTGGCAATTCTTATTTAAGGTTTCCTATTGAATGTACTGGTTTTGAATTTGGCTCAACAGGTACTTTGCCTAGACCAAAAATTTCTATAAGTAATATCTTGGGAACAATAACAACAATAATGCAAGGTGTGAATCAAGTTACTGTTGGAAACGATTTAAATGGAGCAAAGTTTATAAGGATCAGAACTCTTGCTCGATATTTAGATGCTGTAAATTTTACAGGAGGTACAAATCCATTTGGTACACCAGATCCCACAGCAGAGTTTCCACAGGAAATTTATTTTTTGGATCGTAAAGTAACCGAAACAAGAGATATTGTTACATGGGAAGCTCAATCCGCTTTAGATTTAATAAACGTAAAACTACCAAAAAGAATTGCTACTAGAGATATTTTTCCTGGTATTGGAGCATTTTTAGGATGAGTTGGAAAGATATTGTATTGCAACAGGCACAAAAGGAGTCACCAAAAGAAATCTGCGGACTGTTAACTATTTATAAGGGAAAAGAAAAGTATTTTCCTTG